ATCCTTGCCATCACGCTCTTGGTCTAGTGCCGCCGCTTTGCGCCTTGCCCATGTCTGCCCAGCATCACCACCCCATAATGCCCAAGCAATACGCCCTGCACTTGGATAGCCTTCTTGGTCACGCATAAAACCTTGCCCACGTTTATCGACCTCATGCCGACTAAAGAATGAGTGCATACGTCTTACTGTTCTGGGCGAGAGCTTTTCTTTTGATACGAGTTGGACTGCTCTTGCGACACCGACTTCTGTTCCGCCTCTGTTAAATTCTTTGCGCCATGCAAGCCCACGTTCAGCCTCTTGCGCCATTGCGTCAGTAGGTTGCGTGTCAACATCGCTCTCCGCCTTTGCATCATCATCAAGAACCTCACTGGTCAAGCGGTCATAATCATCATGGGATTCACAAGGCATAAAGACTACGCCATTGGCAGTCTCATGTGAGTGTGTGCCTATGCAACCTATTTGCTCTGCCCTATCTTCAGCCTCACCTTCAGTTGTAAATACGTCTTTTTCAACTTCCTGTTTAACCTCTTCACCCATTCCATAAGCGTCTTTACCATCTTGTTCGGCCTCCTGTCCTTCGGCTGGTGCGGTTTCTGTGGTTCCAAGTGGAAAGAGATTAGCCGCGATATAGACATCATCACCCCCTGTAATTGGCTCAAGCCCTAAACGCTCTCTAGCTTCATTACGAGAGATAATACCCTCACGGACTGCTTGTGTTACGTTTTCATAAACCCTGCGCCGCCTCTCAGTCATAGCTGGCACTGCTTCAAAATCATATTCAATACGAATATCATCGCCATAAATAGGAGTCAGCCACTCATTTAGGTCAGACTGCACTCTTCTAGCAAGCGGCATTATCGTTTCTTCGTAAAGAGCCAGCCTAGCTTCTTGGACATTTGCATACGTCTGTGAGTCAGGAATACCAATAAGTTGAGATGGAACCCCAAAACACAAAGCGATATCCTTCGCCGCCATGTTTCGCTGTTGGAGAAAATCCATGTCTTTAGGGCTAAGACCCATTTCACGCCAATCAAAATCCCCCTCCAATAATAATGGGCGACCTGCATTAGCTGGACCCTTAAACTTAACATCTAAATCATCCTGTAATTGTTGGCGTTGCCCATCGCTCAGTTGCATAGCAACACCTCTGTCGCTGGTTGGCTTGAATATTATAGCACCGCTGGGTCTTGCGCCATTGTTGAGCAAACTGATGTTGTGCTTGTTGATGGCATTGTGATTATCAATATCTACTGACGCCGCCATGAGTGGTGATAACCCATAGTAATCATCTAATGGGTTGTAGAGCTTCATATGCTTTACTTCAGATTCACCTGTAAGCGGGTTGGCATCATATGTTTTTACAACCTTGCCATTGATTATATAATCATACCCAGCTGGCGTTGTGGTCTTGCTAGGCTTAACTCTTATGCGGTCTGGCCTTAAAAGATAAAGCTCACGAACCTCACCCGCCACTTCAGAGCGAATAGCGTAGTTGTTCCCAGATAACAGCAAATATGAATATACCGCTTGAAAATACTCAACCCCTGCTTGCATAGGGTTAGGGCGTCTTAACAATGATAATATTGGATGTTGGTCTAGTTCTGTATCGCCTTGAAATGCTTTGAATGGAATACAGGCCGCACCATTTGCAATCTCATTTACACAACGATAAACAATAGCGTTCTGCCTATAACCCTCATCTGCATAGGCTTCATAGTTATCCCGCCTATAATGAGTAGTGTTTGTCGTATTTAAATAGACCTGTGGGGCTTCTTTTATCTCTATTGATTTGTTTTGCAGGAAACTAAAAAAATCTCTGATGCCAGCCATTATGTGATTCTCCAAACAGCCGTCCCACTGGATTGGCTCAGTTCTGTCAACGCCCAGACTAAGGCATCAAGTCTATCAGGCGATTTACTGCTCCCAGCAGAGTAAGAGCAAAGCTGTTCTTCTAATTGCTTGAAAGCCCCCACATGAGAAACCTTTTTCTGCTCATACAGTGCCGCTATCGGCTCAGCCCTTACCAATTTTCCCCTTGATGCTCTAACAGGAGTATATGGCACGCTTTCATCAATATTTCTTAACAGCCTTTCTACTAAATCACCACCATTATTAACCTCAGCCACGATTCGGTCAGCTTGATACTTATAATACATCTCAATAGCTGTTCGACCCCAGCCGTCAGGGGTCATCTTACCAGAAACATCGTCAATTACATAGTACCTTCGGTCAATGCCAATTCCAGCAACAATTATGCCTGTCTCGTCTGAATCTTCGTTATTGGTAACAGCAGGGTCGATTGCCACGACAATTCTATTAAATTCTGGCACGTCTTCTTTATCTATTCTTGTCTCATCTATACCCTTATACGACCATAAAGCCCCTTCAATATCTTCTAAAAGCTCTGCATAAAGCTCTTGTCTACCCAATCTTGTCCCAGCGTATCGTTCTTCTAATTGTTTAAGTGCGGATTCTGCCAAATTTTCGTGATTTTCAAATGTATTGCCACTTGTTAAATGAACATCTTTATCTTTTCTGCGCACAAGACTGCTAATAATCTGCGTAGGTCTAGGAGTTGTGGTTATTATAAGCTGTGGTCTTTTACCAAGACGCAAGCCAAACATCATCTGGTCATATGCCTCTGGGTATCTCCATGCCGCCAACTCATCAGCCCATATTCTATGAAACTGCGGACCACGAAGGCGGTCTGGTTCGATTGCCGCATAACCCTGTATGATAGAACCATTCCATAGCTTTATTTCCATAGCAGAGCGATTGTAAGCGTTTCCATCACCCTGCCATAAACACTCTTTGGGAATACTGGTTAAAAGCCCAGACGGACCCTCAAAACAAACCCGCCTTAAATCACTTCTTGTTGGGGCTACCACCCCGCACCTTACATTTTGGTTTGCCATTGCATAAGCAGATATGTCTTGCGCACCTGTTCTGGTCTTGCCCCATCCGCGACCAGCCAATATTAGCCAAACAGACCAATCCCCCTTGGGTGCTATTTGCTTTTGCCTTGCAGACCCAGCCCATTTCACAAAACTATTGAACGCGTAGCTTTCTTCATCAACAAATGAACTAGATAATTTTTGCAAATACTGCAGTTTATCTTGCTTCACGACTTGAACATTCATCCTTTGAACTCACGATTGCTTTTTTATGCTTCATTTTAATTTTGAAACTATTAATTTTGACGATGGCAATTTACAGCCTTACATGGAAAACTTACTTTTCAAAACCTGACGATTAAGATTTTTCGCTTCAGCCTGTTTCTTTTTGCAAGCTGTCATCAATCTCATAATTTATATCGTGATAAACGCAATACCCTATAACTGGGAAAAGAAAGTTATCTGGGTCAGCGCAAGCATAAATCATTACATGAGGATTACCATCATCATCTTTGATTAGATTAAGCCAATAATTGCCACCCCTTCCTCCCCAACAAAATAATCTGCCGCCATCTGCCAATGTGGTAAATTCACCTGCTACGCTTGAAAGATAACTAAGCGTCCAATCAAACATATTAACGCTAGTCATTAGTTTTGCTCCGAACCAAATCTTCTATAACTGAAAAAGCTTCATTCAAGGCTGTCTCGCCTCTATCTTCAGTAATGACATCATGCTTGTCTCTTTGACCAAGAAGTTGCTTCCCAAGCCAGATTGCCATGGTAGCACTATTCATATCGTTCATAATTTGCATTTGCTTACGGCGAACCGATAGCTTACCCACCTCTCTGCCACGATTGATGGTAGCCCTTATGTCTGGGTCATTGGTGTATCTATCTTCTAATGTTCTCAACGGAACCCTAAAATAAGCCGCTAATTCAGGCATCGTGCAATTTAATGCGCTTAATCTTTCAAGCTCTTCTAGGTTTATTTCTATTTTAGGTCTACCAACAGGCCGCTTTCCAACAGCAATTGTTTTCTTCTTTGGTTTGCCAACTTTATTAGCCATATTTTTTGCCCTTTTTAATGTACCACGGAAATTATTTGTTACTTCATCGTCTTTAATTTCATTCCGTATTCATTAACCCCTTGTTTTGCAACGTAATCGTCTTTCAGTATTAAACGATTTTGTTTCTTGAATTTATTGTAGTTCACATGATGGTGAGGTCTACCATATCTCCATACCATTTTACTTACATCTGGGTGCAATCTCATTTGCATTGCAGACTTTGGGGCTGTCCCCTCTTTGGCATAAAATTCTTCAGTATTACCGCCCTTAACAGTTTGGGTATTAGCCTTCTCCTGTAAGAAAGCATTGAACTGAATAGTGCAGTATTTTGCTTTAAGCATTTGAAGAGACAGGTCTGTATCTTCGTTATATCTACCTCTCCATCTGAAAGGCACATCATTACGGATTAGATTGCATGAGTAAATTCTGGTATTAACTGTGAATGGTCCATAATCTTTTGCCCACTTATCTACCACGAAGAACATATAATTTGGACCTGCCATAGCAACATTCTTATAGCGCAAGACAAAATCTTCCATCGCCTTGAATGGTGTCCCGTCATAACACTTAATGCGCTTATTATCTCTCCATCTGCGAAACGATTTGATATTATCGTCCATTACCCAATGCCAAGCATGACCTTCTGAGATTGAATGTTCCCAAATAAAGTTTCGGGCGGCTCCGGGTCCCTTGCTACGAGTTGCGCCAAGGTCATCACAGGTATCGTATTCATCTTGAAATTTTTTATCTAAAACCAAGAGGCTTTCTTTTGGGACATATTCTAAATATTCTTTGTATTCCTGTTCTTCTATCACAAGGCGATATGGCACTTTCATTGAATCCAGTGCCTTCGCAGTCAATCTACTATCTGCCCTTCCCTTTGATGGGATATATAAGGAAAATTGTGGATTATTCACTTGTGTATCCCTTATCTTTTAATACATCATTTATTCTCACAGGATGCCACATAGAGGTTACTGGAACACCATTGCGCTTTTCTTGTTCACTGTCTTTGATGTCTTGGCCTATTCTTTGAGACAAGTCCGCCAAATCATCTGCGTTTCGCACATGAACAACTACTGTCCTGTAAGGCTTAAGGTCTTGATGGTCGAATGATGGCATATCATTCCAATGCTCATCAGGCTTGAACCAATCGGCTTTTACATCATCAATAGATAAAAGGCTGTCAAGCTCTGCATCTTCAAATCCCAATTTACTTAAATCAAAATCACCATTTATCAAATCGTTTAATTCTTCTGTGAGGAACTTATATTCCCAATCGGTATCTTGATTGAGCCTATTATCGGCTATTCTATATGCTGTAGCTTTCTTTTCGTCTAAATCAGCCACAACAACAGGCACTTCTTTCAGACCAAGCATTTTAGATGCCGCATATCTCGTATGACCCACAACAATCACCAGATTTTTATCTACAACAATAGGCTGTTGAAACCCATATTCTTTTATAGACGCCGCCACCTTGTCAGCATTTGGGTTTTTTCTGGGATTTTTTTGGTATGGTACAAGCTTATCTAGCTCAATGGTCTCTACATTCATATGAACAGCCCTTTTTAATTCCCCATAATGGGACACTTAAAGCACTATACGATAAAAACAAAGCAAAGAAAAGGGGACTGAGCCAAAACCCAATCCCCTTAAAGTAACCAACGGTGTAGGCGACCAAACCATTCACCACGGAGACAATCCTTAGATTGCTTAAAAATATTACCACAATATATGGTATTGTCTAGTATTATATCCAGCTAACCCTTGTGTGTCTGAGCATTTGAATTGACTCATTCATAACCCTTGACCAGACAAACCAAGCATATGCAGTTGTGCCTGTAGATTTTTCTGGCTTTTCCTCATCACCTCGCCACATCGTCAATCTTTTTGAAAAGACGAATATGTGTGATGGCGGGAATACATCGTAAATCTGTGACTTTCTTGACTGCCCTTCCAAAAATGCCAATCTGAGTAAGAACGCAAATTTATCTATTTTCAAATCCATACATTTTAAAACAAACTCATTCGCTAGTTTATATGGCGGATTGGTAATGACATCAGGCGCAAGTGCTTTCGGCTCCATCAAAAAATCAACATTACTTTTCCCAAAGCCAAAATCGTTTAAGTCTGTGCTTACAACATTATGACCCTTTTCGATTAAAACATTACTGATTGCGCCATTTCCGCAAGCTGGCTCCCAAATATCTTTATTGAACTCATATCTGCTCAATAGTGCCTCTGTAGCCTCTGGCGGAGTCGGATAAAAATCATCTATCTGTCTATTTGAATCTTTCATAATCAATCTTCATATATACCATGAGAAATATTAGATGAATGTGAAACCCCCTCATAGATATGTCTTGCTGTGTTGTATCTAAAAAATGCCTCGCCAATAGACCCATATAACCCTTGCTCTCTAATCTTTCTGGCAATAACCCTAGTTTCATCAGCTTCAAAATCTCTGTGAACCACCAGACCTACATCACACATATTATTCCAATGCGCTGAACCAGAAATATCATACAGACTTGGTGGAGGATATGCGCCATCTGAGCCTCTTTGCATCTTGGCAGGGTGTGCCACCATCCACATTGCAACCTCATGGGTTCTGCAAAATTGCTTACATCTGCTCACCAAATCGCGGATATGCTCATCTTCTCGCTTGTTTCCATCTCTTGTGGCATCAATCTCATTATATGGGTCAATGATTATACCCTTTACGCCATGCCTCAAACAAGCTGCTCTAGCCTTAGCAAGCAGCCAATCAATCGTTGGCAGTGAATCCTCACTTTCAATAAAATGGAATCTGTTATCTAAGAACAGCATTGCCTCTGTAAGCTCTTCTTTGCTCATTCTGGGATTAGGACCACTATCAAATGGCTTGGCAACTACCTTTTCAGATAACCGCCTGATATGATTGGCTGTGCTATGTTCTGGTGAAAATATGGCAAATTTCCAGCCATGATTTTTGGCTAAATTGACCGAAAGCTGGTCTATGAAATTTGATTTACCATGATTGGGAATACCTGTAACAATGGAAAATGTTGATGGCATTACTTTATAAATCTCATCTAATTCGGAAAAACCAGTTGAAATGGCTTTCTGGACATTGCCATCATATATATTGAAAACCTCTTTTTGATAATCTTTAACTGTGTATAATCCATCTATGGGGTGTGGAGCCGCCAATTCTATTATCTCCCTTAGAACTTCGGCTCCATGCTCCATTAAACATTCATTGGCATCTTTGCACTCAATATCGTGAAGATTAGGGTATTCAATAGTCCAACAACGGTCTTTGCCAAACCTGTGAATCAATTCAAGTTTCAATGCTTGCCCTGCTTCATCTGCATCAACGGCTACAATCACTTTTTCTGCTTCATCTAACCATTCACAGTTTTGTAACGCTTGAAACCTTTTATCATTATCGTCAAATTTTGCAGTCTTGGGTGCGCCATCTGGCAATGTAACTGCATATATAAAACCAGCTTCCCACATCGAAAGCACATCCATCTCGCCCTCAACAATGATAACCTCTTTTCTTTTAGTGTGGCTCCAATGTTGCTTAACACCATCAATGTTGAATAACGTGCGTTCCGCGCCACTCTCTTGTCTGAATTTTTTATCTTTACTTCTATATTTGACGTTCACAAGAGCATTATCTTTGTAATACGGAAATGCGTAACAAGGCTCTTCACCATCTCCGAACCAACTGTTTGTTCGCGTGATATGAAACGCTCTTATTGTTTGCTCACTAATCCCGCGCCTTTTGAACCATTCAATCATTGGTTGGCTTGAATCGCCTTGCATTGGCAAAGCCTTTGGTCGCTTGTATTCTACTGGCCTAACATACTGCCCATCTGGTTTATAATTAGCCCCAGCAACAGCCCCAGACCATTCACAATGGTGACATTTCCAAACTGCCCCGCCATCATCTTCAACAGTCACAGACAAGCATTGGTCGGTCTTGTTTTTTCTTTTATGAGAACATTCTGGGCAAATTGTTTTATGGTCGCCCGATTTCCAGCTTCTAAGCTGTATACCCTTATCAATCAATTTTTCCATTTGGTCACCCCGCTAGTTGGTTCTTATTTTTATTTATAGATTGCTCTTCGTCTACTGTCTCCCATCTTCTTTGATTCAGCCATGTTGTGGCATGAGGGATAAATTTTTTATCTTTATCAACGGTTGTTCGTTTGAACTTACAGGTCTTCAGGAATAAATCTCTGGCATCAATATCTTTATCTACAACCCTTTTCCATATTTCGTATGCCTTTGCCTTAGAACCATCGTTGCGCGGATATGCGTTCCACCATTCCAAGAACTCTGAGGCATATTTGTCACCCCTCTTTGTATTATTAGGTTGTATATCTCTAATAGTATTGGGTGTATTATTTGTCACCCTCTGGGTGTCGATTCTGTCACCCCTAATCATGCTCAAAATGAACCTATTGCTTGTCTGCTTTCCAGTATCGGTAAATCTTTTTTCAACAGATACCAAATCATCATCATAAAGTGATTTTATAGCCCTCATTATAGAACGCTCATTGCACTCACATAATTTTGCAAGATGTTTATAACTTGGATATGTAGAATTATTCTCGTCTGAATAATTCGCAAGCATCAAAAGAACTAATTTTGTAAGAGAATTTTTGCAGGACTGTTTTGCCGCCCAAGCCATAGCATCAAAGCTCATTAATACCTCCGTATGATTGGTCACCTGATTTAAAAGGTAATATATAAATGGATTTCTGTAAACCATTGACCTTTTCTGGTTTCATTTATTAGAATCAAAAAATGCTGTGTTGCCCAAAATGCCAATCTACAAACCTTAGATGCCACCAAAGCACCCCTAGAGATGCAGAGGGCGGAAAAACAAGAACAAGATACTGCATAGATTGCAAAGTTAAATTTAACACTATTGAAATGGTCTTTGTTATACCGCCAAAACCAAAGAAAGAATTGGCTGAAAAGGAAAAACCAAAAACCGTTTCTCGCAATGGCAAAAGGATACTAAGACCAAGAAAACCTATGCCAAGTATAGAAATAGAACCAGATTTTGATGACCTGACAGACGAAGAGCTAGAGGCACATATTTTTTCTAATTAAAAATGATATTTTTTTACATATATTGTTGACATATGAAAACATTATGGTAATATGTATATATTGATTGAACCAAACCACGGAGACTAAAATGAATATTCAAATCGGAAATGTAATCAGGGTTAAAAATACCATCGGCAAAGTGGTCGAAATTAACCGCAAAAATGAAATCAACAAGTGGAAACATGACCAGATTGTAATTAGCGTCCGCAATAAAAAACCAAGGGTTGTAAATCCTAATCAAATTCAAATCATCAGATAACCACGGAGACCAAAATGACCGATTTTATTAGAGCCGCAACTACCGAAGATATGGCACAAGCATACAGCGACACCTTCAAAGATGTTCACGGATGCAGACCTCGCCATACAGAAGGCTGGGCTTTTGAAGATTACGCATCTGCCATTCAGGGTTTGCAAATAACCCTTGAGGAAGATTTAAGGCAAGAGAAGGCCGACAAACTAGCCGCCATTAATGCAACACTTGCGGTTGGCGCACCTGACTTTGAAGCAGCACAGCGTTGGCTTGAGCAAGCTTGGGAGTATGTATAATGGACATTACCGTAAACATCGAAAAGGTTGACACCAAAAAATTTCAAATCAATGTCACGATTGATGAGGCAGACCTTAAGGCATGGGCAACTGATTATGTTTCAGACCAAGAACATGATTTCAAAATTGCAGATGGCCTCAAGGTCTGGAATGTATATGACGAATACGACAACGTAACCACTCAAATTGATGAATCTGGAGAAAATTGGCATCATGAATATGTTCGAGAATATTTGAATGACCAAGATGCGGATAAGCTGATGTTAGATAACTGCCATGATTTCACCCAATATGAACTCATAAATGAAGAATCTTCAATCATTGGGTTTGAAGGGGATTTATAATGAATACGGCACTTAATAACCATAAGGGTAAATGGTTTGAAATTGTAAATCGGAAAAAGGTTTATCAGAACAGGTGTTTATGCTGTAATAAAACTCACGCTGAATTGAAAAAAGACTTCAGGAAATTTACAAAAAATAGAATAGAGCTAGACCTCGCCTCAAAAACACGAACAATGATACTTCATGGGTTCAAAGACCATATTGGCACTGAAAACCAAGGAAGTCATTATTGGTATACTTGGCATGGCGACCCATGTAGATGCTGTGGTGGCGCGCCTCAAACTATAGGCGAATTGTTCTTGGCTGTATATTCTGAAGGTCAATGGTACTGCAATAAATGTTATGCTGAAAACCCAAAAGATAATTCTGGAAAATGGATTTTTGCACCAATCGGGCAACGCAAATATTTGCCAGATGATGATGAAGAACAGACCGCCAACTCCGTGGTAAGATAAGGCGGTTAGAATCGGGGAGGCTTTGCGGCTTCTCCGATTTCTTTATGTTCTGAGCAATACCATGTTTTCGCAAAATCAAAAGAATAACAAGCTAGATGTGAACCGCAAACCTTACACTCATGGTTTTGATGCACCTTTGCTGTCTGCTTTTCGTACCTCGGCACTGGCTTTTTTCTGTTTTTCCATCTGCTCATATTCAGATTGTACCAAAACCTTCATCGCAGATATACGAGATTTGAACTGCGCGACCAATGCTTGCCATTCTTTATGACTGCGTTCCATTTTCTTTTATTCTTGTGAAGGCTGTAGCCCCCATGAACGCGGCCACAATGCCCATGTTGGCAACGACATAGGTTGATAGCAATGATGTGACCAATGGCACTCTCTGGTCTCCTATCAGCGGAGAAACCACCAATGCAATACTGACCGCGCTAGAGATTACGCTTACCCAACAGATTAGTCGTTGCTGGTCTTGCATCTTGTCCGCGTTCTCCAGCTTAATCATTCTTTCTTCTCTGGCGATTTCTTCATCAGTCACGATGCCATCTCCATCAAGGTCATGCTGTTCATATCTTGAACCGCTTTGTAATTTTTTCTGTTTCATTTTACAATCACCGTAAACATTCCAACGAATAAACCTACTGCTAAAACCAATACAACGCCCGCCATAAGCCACTGTTTTAAGTTTTCTTCAAATTCTCTATCTTCTTTTAACTTTTTACGTTTGGCAGCGGCGACAGCTTCTTTTGCTTCTTGGATACGTTTGGCACGTTCAGCGATAATGCCAGCCCATGTGCCATGACCAAAGCGCATATCAACCATGGTCGCTACTTCTTGCAGATTCTCAGCTGCAATTTTTGCATCAATCATTTCTTTTGCGACTGTATCAACGCCAAACTGGTCACCTAGCCCAACTCCGCCAGATTTTTTGTTTCTAGCTTGCTGAACTTGTTTCTCGCCAGCAAATAGGTCATCAATCGAACCCGCAATGTCACGGATGTCGTTTGCTGTTTGAATATTTGATTTTATGAACTCCACTGATTTTTGAACCAGTGCAATGCCTGTAAGCACTTCAGCAACGACCATCAGATTACCTTTTTTGATAACCCTGATGGGTTGGTGTGTGTCTTTTGACTAACTCATTATATCAGTAAAGCTCTGTAATGACTACAGGCGGGTCATATGTCTCAAGTATCTTTTTCTTTATTTTATAAACAGGCGTTCTGGTGGCAATGCTTTTCACATCTTCAAGGACTTCTTTTCCGTTAAGTGAATATGAGAAGTCACCAACATAATGACCAATCTTTATGCCATTAACCATTAATGGGATTCTGGGCTGCAATCTAAGATTGTCAATTTTACCCTGCGATTCTAGCAAAGCCAGTATCTTGTAACGCTCGGCTTCTTTTTTAGAATGAAACGTGATTCCATCAACGACAGTTTTAATCGCTCCGTATTTGTTTTTGGAAATCGTTTGCCGTGACCGCGCCATGTGTCTCTCGCTCTATATTATAAATGTGCAATGGCCTTGGGAACCTGTCACCAGACATCCACTTAACAACCCCGCCATAAGAGCAACCAATTTGGTTTGCAAAATCTTTTGCCTTGATATTTTTTATTTTCAAGTAATCTCTTAATAACATTATTTTAATTTACCAGTAATACAATTTTTAGTCCAATCCCAAATTGGGGTTTACTTTATAGGTTATTTGATTACTATAACATTCTATAAACCACTTTAGAGGCGACCATGAATCATTTTGAAAAACACGGATTGATGCATTTAAGCCCATCAACAATTAACCAATGGATAGCTGAGCCAGCATTATGCTTGCTAAAAATAGCTGGAATAACTGATGGTGAGGCTGGCGCGGCAGCATGGAGAGGCACAAGCGCGGATAGGGCATTGGCAAAGGTTGCCAGCAATAGCGACGTATCAGATGAAGCTCTTGTGAATATGGCAAACAAGATTTTTGACGAGCAATATAAAAATGCACAAAATCATCACGACACAGAAAAAGTTCAAAAAGAACGAGACGAATTAACAAAATATATCACAGTCGGTGCCAAATTTTACAGGTCGCTTGGCGAAAAGCCTGTATCTGAACAGGGCAAAGTTACGACAATGCTTCCTGATATTAAGATACCTTTTATTGGTTATTATGACCTTCTTTATAAAGATAAGGTTCGTGATACCAAAACAGTGGGTCGGATGACATCATCTGTAACCCAAGCCCATAATCGTCAAGCAAGTCTATATGGCTACGTTTTACAAAAAGAGCCTTGGCTTGATTATGTGGGCAAGAAAGAAGTACGCGCCTTCAAGGTTGATGACGTGCCATATTACATCAGGCAGATGCAATTAGCCGCCCTTTCTCTTGAGCGTGTGCTTTCTTATAGCGATGACATATTTGAATGTTGTCAATTAGTATTCCCTGACTTTGATAATTATCGCTGGGGAGAAGTGACCAAGGCGGCCGCCAAAGACATCTGGAAAATGGAGAGATAAAATGGATTGTCCAAAAATAATCGCTAATGAATTGCATAATATTCAAAGCAAAGCAGAAAGACTTGTTCATGATAGCAAAAATGACCATCAGAAGTATTCATTTGTTAGCATTGATAAATACTATGAATATATGCGTCCATTGTTAAACCTTCATAATCTTATGATTATACCTAATGAGGTTGAATCACAGCTTTCTGATAGCGGGAAAACATTAAAGGCTGTTTTTGAATTTTACATCTTACATAAAGATGGAGAAATGTGGCAGTTCCCTATTAAGCGAACTGTATATATCCCATTTCATGGCGCACAGACTTGCGGTTCTGCACTTTCATACGCAGACAAATTTATCATCAGAACCTTGTTCAAAATATCAACTGGTGAAGAGGCTGATGTTGAGGTTCGTGAAAATATATCACATGAAGTTGATGATTTACCGTCTGCTCATTTTGATTATTCAGGAGAGCCATACAGATTGTTCGATAACAAAGGCAGGGTTAAGCAACAATTTACAGATACAAGAAGCTGGCGGCAGATAATTCAAAAACAAGCCACCCCTCTGTCTGAAATGAATGTTATGGAAATCAAACGAATTTATAAAGACATCAATGATGACCAAACATTAACAGATAACGCCAAAGATAAATGGTCTGAGGGATTTGCAGAAATGGGAGTTGTATTGGGAGATGTTTCCAATGAGACGTAGAAGCCAGAAAGATAAAATCAAAGCATATCTGCAATCAGGGAAATCTATAACACCGCTTGATGCGCTTGAAATGTTCGGGTGCTTTAGGCTTGGCGCAATTATATTTACCTTGCGTGAAGAGGGTATGCCGATAAAAACCGAGTTTGTTACAAATCGTTACAAAACCAAATTTGCCAAGTACACGCTTGAGCAAACACAACAGCCTAGTTTGTTTTAGGGAGAATCTAATGGAAAACAAATACGAAAATTCTGGCAATCTATTTCCCGCCAATAACTCTGAGATTGTGAGACAGGGGACAGTAGATATTGAAGGTCTGAATCATGAGCTTGTTATTGTAAAAACAGTCACAACAAAAAAGGGCATGACGATTTACGAAGTCCATAAACAAATTGGTGTCTTATACATTAACGATGAGAAAAGCGAAAAAAAGGATTGGGACATATCAGGTGAAATAGAAATCAATGGCGAAAAGCAAATGGCATGGGGTCGAAAGCGAACCGACAAAAACGGCAATGACTATACTAGAATGGGGTTTGCTCCATCTAAACCAAAAGAATCAATGCAAGACGAGCAATTCGTATCGCCAGACAGCTTCAATAATAAATCACAGAAGAAAGATGATTTAGATGATGATATTCCGTTTTAATCATGGTTAAGCGAACTCGCATAAAGCCCAAGCGATATGTTAATAAAAAGCACATGGATTGGATACATTCTTTTCCATGTTGCTTGACGGCTCAAGGCGATTGTCTCGGGGCGGTGCAAGGGCATCATTTGATGAAGCCTTGGGATGGAGTGAGAGGCATGGGTCTAAAGGCAACAGACCGCAATCTTATTCCATTGTGCCAACGGCATCACATTCTTTTACATAAACGAGGGAATGAGTTTTCGTTCTTTGAGGAAACGGCTGGGTTTGCTGATTACGGCAAAGTGACCGCCCAAAGATACTGGAAGCAAAGCCCGCACAATGATGATGAGGCATAAATGAAAATACGTTACACGCAAAACACTTATATCCGCGCACCTATTCAGTTTACAGGTACAGGTCATGTCGATATGGATGCCTTTGATGAGGGTGGCGATAATGTATTAAAAACCATAGTGACATTTGAAGATGAAGAGTTAGAAGCATTATGCCGCCCTGTGATAGAGGGCTATGAGGCTTTGTTGATTAAAAAGAAAGTTGATTTCGATGCAGACGATGTTTCTATAGAGCGTGAGGTAATTCTATATGATGGAAAAACGCTAGATATTTCGTACTTCTGGGGCGTTGGCGATTGGGAGTATGAAGGAATTTTAGACTTAGGAAATGGATTTGACCCTTACACAGACTATGGATGGGCTGAAGATGCAACTGACATTGATGGCAAGCCGTATGATTGGGAAGGTAAAGACCTCGCAAAACAAATACCAAAACGGAATGATTTTTTATTGGTATGCGAAAAACAAATTGCGCATGACCTTTCGGGTGTTTGTAGAGATTGGGACGGATGCCCAAATCAAAATCTTGCTGAAGGGAACGAAAAGTTTACCAAAATGGTAATGCTTTATAGAAATTTATATAGGGGCTGGGAATGATTACAGATGACGATGTAGAAAAAGCCATTGATTTTTTACGCAACAGTGCCAGAGATGCCGCCCAATCTAAAGCAAACAGAATTTATCTAGACGAATTTAGAAAATCGTTGAAATCAATGCTTATGAAAGAACACGCTGGTTTATCTATTGGAGCACAAGAACGCGAGGCATATTCTGACCCAAGATACTTAGAACACCTTGAGGCAATAAAAATCGCTGTGGCACAAGACGAACAGAATAGATTTTTAAGGGTGGCGGCAGAGGCTAAAATTGAAGCATGGCGTAGCTTTTCTGCTAATCACAGAGCCATTAAAATTTAACGGAGCTAGAAATGATGTACACAAAAAGATTGATTACGAAAACAGCCGCCGCAGAATATCTGGGTATGGGAACGTCTTTATTTGCCAGATTAGTATCGCAAGATAGACTTCCACAACCTATTCGCATAAGCGAAAGGCGTATTGTTTGGGACATTCAAGACCTTGACGAACACATAGAATTGATGAAAACACAAGCGTATATTGAAACAGAGACATACCTTTAAATCAAATTCTGTTAAGCTGTGATTCCTCCCTAAACTTGGCCTCTCATCTGAGAGGTCATTTTTTCGGCTTTATTGAAATCTTACATTTATAAAATGTGACGATGAAGACTTGTTGCTTTAGCCATAGATTTTTCACCAAATATTATGACGATAAAAACTTTATGCTTAAATATTTTTTTCTCATCCAAAGATTGTCACGACAGAATTTTCTGGCTTTAGACACAGATTTTTCACTAAATATCTGACGATGAACAATTTCTGCTTAAATATTTTATTTCTCCTGATATGTTGACAATAGAAAACATTAGGTATAGTTTGTTTTCAATAGAAACCAACGGAGACTGAAAAATGAATCAGTGGACTACAGAAAAATTAAAAAATGTTGCTGAGAGTATTGCAACTAACCCTTCACCAGATAATGTGCAAACTCAAATTATGGGTTTGTCATGGGACGAAACAGTAACACTAGGTAAACTTGTTACGCTGATAGAAAACCTTATCTATGACCGTCAAAAAATCTATGACGAAGAAAGTATAACCTAATGATGAAACCAGAACAATTCCGCAATATTAGAGCGAATATGGGATTAAGCCAACACAAATTGGCTTTGCTTCTTGGTTACGAAGATAGGTCTACAATTTCTAATTTTGAAAGCGGTAGGCGTGAAATAAACCCACGAATTGAAAAATTGATACTGGCAATGTCATTATCATTTTTTTCAGATAAAGAAACCAACGGAGACCACAATGATAAATTGGCACAACGCACCAGAATACTCTCATAAAGGCTATATATACCAGCCAGAGATTGAGCATGAAGATGAAGAGGGCATCCGCAAAGCAACACACCGTTTTGTAAACAGGGTTAACCCGCTTGACGTTATGATATGTGGCGAACATACACCCTATCAATGGATGACGCATGACCAAGCAAAAACATTTATAGAAAAAATGATGGGAGTAAGGTCATGAGGTGGGCTGTATTTATTATGGCGGCTTCACTGACCGCCTGTAGCTATAACCCTGTGGTTGATTTGAGGGCTTCTAAAGATGAAGCACAGGTATATCAAAGGGATTTAATGGAATGTCGTGAATTAGCGAAACAAATTGATTACTCAATATTCCCAACAAACCATAAAGCCGTGGCAAGATGTTTGGCGGGTAGAGGTCATAGCGTTCTTGATGACTTTGGCTCTGGCAATAACTCATTCATACTTCAGCATTTGGCAAGACAATAGAGGAAGAGGGCTTCGGCTCTCTTTTTTATTTAATATTTTTTTAACTAATATTGTTGACATATGAAAACAGAAAGAGTAGTATGGAATTGTAGATAAAGATTGAAATATGACAACAAGGTACGAGCAAACCGAACGTAAGCAATGTTAAGAAACTTTTGATTTCGACACAGGTAAGCCCCAAGAGGATGTTCAAAGCCCAAACTTTTCAAACTTTATCTACACTGAAAAAATAAAACCACGGAGGCGACCATGAATATAGAAGAACTTGATTCAGAAACCCTTAAAAAGCTAGGCTTGAAAAAGCCAAGAATTAAAACATTTACTGCTCAACATGAGCGTAGATTTGCGATTAAGGTTCTTAATGTAATTTCAGAACTCTCACAATCAGAAAGAAACAGAGTTCTAAGACGCGCCATTCAAATGAATGACGTTTAATCAGGCGACCAAAAGGAGATGAAGATGGACGGCAATATCAATACCTTAAAAAATGAATGGGACTTCCCTGTAGATACCTATAATTTATGGGCGGTTTCTGAAACAGAAAACAAACCAGATGTAGAGGTTCCGCCACAGATGTCTAGGGCTATCGTTAGAACGGACACCAATAAGGTCTTAGGTGTACATGGGTCTAAATATACCGCCATAAAACATGACGATGTGGTGAACAGTATACTGGACGCTGTGGCAGATGCAAAAGTATCAAAAGACATGGATTGTAAAATTGATGTTTTAGAAGATGGCGCAAAAATGCGGGGCAGTATCTTGTTCAATGATTTGGTCATTGAGCCAGATGTTGGTGATTATGTGAGGTTCCAAGTTCTGTTTTACAATTCGTATGATGGCTCTTGGTCTTTTCAGCAATCAGCCAGAGGGTTTCGCCTTTGGTGTAAAAATGGTTGCGCCGATACAGACACTATAGCCGAAACAATTTCTAAACACACTAAAGGCATATCAGTAGAGGCTTCTGCATCTAAGATAACCGCTGGTGTTGATGCCTTCTTTAAGAAAAAAGAAATGTGGCAAGAGTGGATGAAAACACCTGTATCCAGACAAATGGCAGAGGATTTCTTTAAGGCAACCCTTTGCAATATCAAAAGCAAGACATCTACAATTAGATGGAATGAATCACGCCTTAACACATTGATGAGGTTGTGGGATGATGATTCAAATAAACTTGGCAAGAACAAATGGGCTTTATATAACGCCATGACATATTGGGCGTCACATACAGGCGATACCCTGAAGCCTCACGTTACATCTAAATCAAGAGATTCAATGATAAGCGATGTATTAACAATGCCAAGTTGGGAGAACACGAAACTAATTGCAGCATAATATATTGAGGGGCAGAAATGCCTCTCTTTTTTATAGGAGTTAAGGATGATTTTGCAAATGAGGACATTGTTAAACGTAACGGCTTCAATATTCTTACTATTCATTATTGTTATACTTTTTGAATGGGCTGTTTTAAATGCTGTATTGGGTTGCAAGACTTGGGACGAGGCAAAGTGGACAAGCGAAAGCTCTTGCGTTTCACTGAAACAATTACTGCGATAGGAGGATTAAATGAGCATGGTCATACCGCCAAACCATAGACAGGGCGAATTAGGTGTTATTAGCCCATTGGAATTAGACAAAGTTCAATGCAGAGATATTATAGAACTTCACAAAGACCCACAAAATGTTCACAAAACAGCAAGGATAAACGCTGAAAATTCAAATGTTGTGGATTTAAAAACAAGAGATACAGATGTTTGGGTTATCCATGAAGACCATAATTGGGTTGATGCTTTAATCTGTACTGCCGCTTTGACAGCTAATCAAACATTTGAATTGAACATAAGCGGGTTAATGGAACGCCCTCAATTACTTCGATATAAAGCACCATCCAACGGATATGATTGGCATATGGATATTGGGAGAGGTGATGCCTCAACCAGAAAAATAAGCATATCAATATTGCTAAACGATGATTATGAGGGCGGCGAACTAGGATTCTTCATAACAGGTGACCAATCAATTAAGCCTGACACTGGACAAGCCATAGCCTTCCCATCGTTTTTGCCTCATAGGGTTACACCTTTAACCAAAGGCATCAGGTGGTCATTGGTATGCTGGATTACAGGTGAACCATTTAGATAGAGTTCTGTTGCTTTACAGATAAGGGATGTTCTTTTTCAACCATAAGCCCCGCAAGGGTAACAAGCCTATCCTTTTCACGCATACCCTTTTCTGTGACGTTTAAAGCCCCGCCAGCCTCATTAACGAACCCTTCGCTTATCAACACACCTAAAATGAAGTCATACGGCTCTCTGCCGCTTAAAACGGCGATAAGGCCACCAAGCCTAACATTCTGCACATTAGATAACCCTGTGCGGCTTTTCTTCCCAGACATTACTTTTTGAATCCCTTGAGGCCGCGTATTCCAAATGAAGCACCTATACTCGCGTACATAGCCCACTGGAACCATTCTGGTGTGCGAGATAAGGCGGCGAACCCATCCTCAACATATTGCTGGGTGAACGGAATAAAGCACATGGCAATTATGACAATAAAGAGAATAGTCCAAGCTTCGTCTTTCCATGAGTTGTCTGATGATTGAGCCATAATCTTTTCCCAGCCAGCCTCATGCGTAGCCATCGTGACCATAACCTGTGATTCCGCTTCAGCCCTTGCCTTGGCTACTGCGCCTTTGGCTTTGGTTTGCTCAACCTTAGATTCCATCCATGACCCAGCTAAATTAGCAATTGGACCTATAAGAGCCTGTAGCATCACTTCATCTCCATCATTGTTTCCATTTTTGTAATGCGTAGTTCAAGCTCTCGCACCCTTTGAATGTTTGCTTCAACTGCCGTAGGCGGCTTCCAGTTATCTATCCAGTCATCGTTTTCTTGGATTTCTTCCCAGTGCATCTCTTGCTCATGCTCCAAGAAAGCCAGCCGTTCTATAATACCGAAGTACCCCCAGACGGTTAAACCAGTAAAAGCTATCAGTCCTATCAAGTTTTTTAAAGGGATGGTAAATTCGCTACCTTCATTTAACTTTGAAGCCATTACTCAACTCCCAAAACTTTTGACAAGCCAAAGACTTCAAGCATGATAAAGGTAAAGAAAAGCAACAAGATTGAACCAGCTATTAGCTTACCAGAAAAATTCGTTGAACCAATCTTGATGGCTACAAATTCATTGCCAAGTATCCTAAGAACTAGCTCAAAGCTATTTTGCCCAACATTTACCTCAACAGGCTTTTTCTTTTCCTCAGTCACAATTTTCCTTACCCGCGCAATCCGCTGGAAAGCAATGCGCCATCATTTGAAAATATTTATTTTTATATGTTGCTTCCCACATTTCTTCGTCAATAAGATACTCGCACTGCGCTTCTGTCATTTGTTGCTGCAAAACAATTTGATTGCCAATGTACTCCCAGACAGTTCCAGTATTCCCCCACATTGTAATAACAAGAACATAAGCCACCTCAGTTGTGTGGTGGATGTTAAACACCTTTATATAATTCCTCTTATGGTTCTAAGGTCATCTAGGTTCTTTTCTTTTTTGCCGCCATCATAAGGCCAAGCGTAACCACGGCTGACCATTTCTTCATTGATGTTAATTACTCCGCACCAGATGTTGCCTAGCATACGACCATACTTGCCATCTTTTTCTGTGGACACCCATAGGTTATCGCAATCAGCTATTCGGCGTTCCAAGAACTCTTTGGCCTCTAAACCAAGCTCTTTTTCTTCCAAGTCCTTGGTTCTGCTTTCTGGCGTATCAATGCCAGCCAAACGCACACGCTCTTTTTTGGTGAGGTCAAAGCCCAAATCAATAATTATGTCGATAGTATCTCCATCAACTACCTTGACCACTTCTTTGATTTTGTACTCATACATAAGATTCACCGCTTTTTCTTAACCCACTTTTCAAAAGTCACCCGCTTACTTGGTGGGCAAGTGTACCCATAAGGAATGACTGTTACTGGATTATAGTAATAATGATATTTGCTTTGACTACGCTCACAAAAATACTCGCATACCGTGTGCATTTTGTAGGGATAAGTGTGACCTACTGTTGCCACCCCAAAAGCGCAAATAATCACTATGGTTTCATACATTAAAACTCCGCGCTATCTTCACCTGTTCTTATCATGCCAGCAACACGCTCTGACCTTACGCCAACCTGTTTTGCATACTTTGAATCAAGCAATTCTTCTGCGGCGGCGTGGTAATCTCTGCGCTGTAACCCGCCAAGCATTTTGACGAAACCATGCAATCTAGGGATGCCCATGTTAAAAGCCAAATCAGCTAACGCACGTTGGCGAACCTCATCTAAATCACGCCACCAAGGAAACGACTTATCAAGCTCGTTCTCAATGATTGTAATATCGTTGGTCAAAAGGTAATCAATTTCATCCTCTGACAAGCCACGGTCTTTTAGGTTCCTACCCACCCCTATAGTCTCTATTCCAAGGTGGTCTTTATATACCTTGCTCTCAACGCCCTCATGGAAGCGGATTTGCGAAATAAATCTGTTCTTGTTCATTTGTCTGCCTTCATCTCTAATCTGTCAAAGATTTTGCCAAGCATATCCTTTATGTCTCTTATGTCATCACGATAATCATCACGGCGCACATAAGTCTCTGGCATAACCGCTGACCAGTTATCTATTCGTTTATTCAATAGACTAATTCGTTCCCACATGGTTCTTATAAAAAAACCAACTAATAATGTGGCGATAAACCACAATACGTTTGACATTGTTATTTGTTCCATCACAAAGCCTCTGTGCATGAAAATGTTATACCAAACTTTGAAACCTCATCTGTATCCCAACCCAAATCTGCGGTATCCATTCTAAACACACCAACCGCGCTAGTATAATCGACCGCCGCGCCATCACTTGCCGCAACCTTGATAGGCGGTTCAATATTTACAGTTGCCACGCCATCACCGTTTGAATTGGCGTTATCAACAATCATGTATAGCTTTGCCGCCGCTGCACTACCAATCTGAATGTAATCACCAGCTTTGAAAACATTCGTCATATTCGCGTTATTTGTATCAATGCCTATAGTGAAATCGCCAATAGCAACCGCACCCTCTAATGTCGCGCTTGTGGTCACGCCGCCCTGTGGGGCTTTAGCGTCTGGGTCAAAAAGCAAGAACGTGCCAACCCTGCCATGCAGCTTCATCATGAACGCTTCCCAATTAGCCGCATCAGCCCTTAACATAGGCGGCAGAGTTAGCGTGGCTGTCCACAGAGCATAGCCATAGTCATATACTTGTTGCTGACCTGTAAATGGCGATTCAGATACCGCTGTAACACGTTTGAGTGACCAACGAGCCTTTTGAAAGGCTGGGGCTGATGGAAGTGTTAATGGATAAGATGGTGCGCCCATTATGCAAATGCCTTGCTAATTGAGTTGCCTCTGCGTTTTCCATCAATCATTGCCTGTATGGTTTCAGATTTAATCCTTGGCATCATGGACATAACTTCAGCGCGAACTGTTTGAGCAACCCCTGTTTCAATATTAATGTTTTGGTTAACAACCACTGGCGAACCGCCACCCATCATGTTTTTGGTATCATGATTGTTGCGAACAACCCCTGCGGTATGAGGCACAAATAATTCTGGTCCGCGTTCACCTACAAGAGTAGGCATTGCCATTCCACCGCCAGCCCTGCCGTATCTGCTTATAGCACCGCCGCCAGCATGGGATAATGTTGAGTTTGCTTGCGATGCGTTACCAGAGCCGCCAAAGCTACTGACTGACCCACCACCAGCCGCGCCAAATATTGAACCCATTAAAAATTTGATAATTTGAGCCTTGATTGCATCAGCTATCATCTGTTTTATTATTTGCTTAAATACATCCCCAAGAGAAGACATTGAAAGTTTACCACTCACAAATGCTTCAGCAAGAGCGTTTGATATTCCATCAGCGACTTTCTCAACACCTTTTTGAACCTGTATAAATGTCGGGTCTAATTCCATCATAGATTTGTTTACTGATTCTACTCCAGCATTGAATTGCTCTTGATTAATCTGATTTGCTGCGTAAGCATCACCAAGATTAGCCATTGTTTCATTCAATCTCTCTTCTTCAGTTTTCAAGCTCTCAACAAATGACGTACCTTTTGAAACAGAATTATTAAACTTGTCTTCTGCCTTTTTCTGGGCGTCTGTAACTTGTATTGATTTTTGCTTTGCTTCAATTAATTCCCTAAGTTTTTCTTTGTATTCTGGAGCAACATTCTCACCTAATTGCATCATGATTGTTTGATATTCCAACTCAGAAGCTGAAAGGTTTTCATTTTCTAAATCAAGTAACTTTGATTCTGATGTGAGAGCGGAAATTGTATCTTTGACCTTTTTGAGTTCACCATCTCTTAACGCTTGAGCAGTCGCGGCATCTTTTGCCGCTTGAGCTTGGTCTTCTAAGGTCTGTTTTAACTCAGCTTCTTCTGTATTAAGATTTAGCAGTGTTTCAAATTGCTCCCTGCTTATTCCCTCAAGGCCTTGAGCCGCCGCAGTGGTGGCTATGTATGCGTCAGTGACATTTGCCGCCTCTAATTTTAAAAGCTCCAACGCATTTCTTTGGTCTTTTAAAGCATCTGTTATCTTTTGTGCGGCCTTCTGCTGTCCTTTAGTTGGTGCATCATCTTTTGAAGCATCTGGCGCGATAATAGAGGCTACACCAAAACTATCAGCAACCATCTGTGTGGCTAAATCTTCATTCCTTTGGGCAAGCTCTGCCATTTCTTCGTTGATGCCAGCTATTCTGATTCGTAGAGCTTCAGCCCCAGCAAATTTTCCATCAACAAAAAACCTTTGCATTGCTGATGCAAAGTCCTTGTTGTTCATTTCTTCATTCAGTCGCGCTTGAGCCGCCACCAATTCAAGCTCTTTTTCAGCCAGCAACTCAACATTTGACGCCATCTGTTCCATGATAACGCTGGCGGTTTGCGCTTCTTCAATAATGCCAACTGCTTCAAGGAACTCTGTCAGAGCCTTTGCGCCATCTGTAAGACCCTTCACTGTATCTGCAAGGGCTGGCAATAAAGGCGTTAATACAGAGACAAGCAATTCATCTAATTGTGCTTGGAGAGCTTTTGAGCGATTGGCAAAACTGTCTGCCGTTCTAGCCGCGTCACCGTGGGCATCTGTTGTGCCAGCTAGAATAAGATTCATTCTGGCCTGAACCTTGGTGGCATTATCTACGTCAGCGGCGTTTTCCGTAACGCCCATGCGATATAATTCTTGTTGGAGAGTGGCTTCAGTAATGACGATGCCAAATCGCCTTACTGTCTCATGGTTGCCAACCAGTGCTGACTGAAACGCCGCCATTGTTTGTGTATCAGAGGCGTTGTTAAATGACGCAACATCCACTGCAAGTTTTGTAAGATTAACAGAGAGTTTAGCGGCTTCGCCTCTGGCAAAACCCATAGGAACGAAAGTATCCTGAATTGAGGATGCCATGCCCTCTAATTCAAATGTGCTTCTTCCTACCTCATTCCCAAATGCTTCTAAAGATGACCTGACCTCACCAGCGAATTGACCAAACACCACTGATGACTTTGCTTGCATCTCTTCTACGCCAGAAGCAAATTTAACAGCCGCCATTCCAGCTTTAGCAAACTGTTGAATGACAACAGCACCCAAAGCAAGCTTGGCTACATTCGCAATTTTATTAAACCCCTTCGCCGCACCTTTTTGGGTGTCATCTACGCGACGGTCAAATTGCTTTAATTTTCGATTTACATCCTTGAGGTCAGCTTCAATTCTGACAAGTAGGGTATCAACAGTTGTAGCCATTAGTCGGGGTACATCTCCATCAAATCTACGAGGTCATTCTTTCTTAGTGGCGGCGGACCACTTGAATGAAACTCAGAAAATCCATTGATAGCGGCAAAAAACTCTGGCAAGCTCATGTTCCAAAAATCATCAGGACGAATTTGCATTTTACCAAATGCTGTTTCCATCCAATCTTGCCACGGCAGTCCCTCGCCTACACCAACAGTACCTCCGCCTCCTGTTCGTTTCCCTCATCACCCGCAGATAACACACAGGAAGCAATGTCTCCTATAGACTTTATAGCATCAGACAATCCAGCGTCCCACATAACAAGCCCAACTTCTTTTTCTTTTATATCAAGCCCACCGCTTCTTAACGCGGGAGTTAATATCTTAATCATCTCAGTTGATGTTAAATCACCTTCAGATAAGGACTGCATAATTTTGACAACGCTTCTGCCAACAGCCGTTTCAATTCTTACAATTACATCTAAAGTAATTTTACAATCATACTTCTTCTTCCCCAGTGTTATCGTCAGTTCTCCGCGCTTTGGATTTGACATCCGCTTTCTCCTTGGCTTCTACCAATAGTTCTTCGCCCCTTTGGGCTACATCATGAACGGTTGCGGCGGTATATGTTTGACCACCGCACTTAAACTTCCCATCAACCTTTAATTCTGAGGTGGGTGGGATATTAAAGATGGTGGCATCTTCATTAGACATCATGTGTCCGCTAAAGGTCTTGCCACCAACTTCAATTTCTACTTGAACCCAAGTCATTCATTACACCGTAGCGAATGTGATTGCGCCAGAGCTTTCAAAGCTAAAGCTGTAGGTCACTTCACCATTATACTCACCGCCATATTCTAGGGTTGTAAGCATAAACTTTCCAGTGAACGTGCCAAAATCAGGCACAATAAATTGATAGTTTGTTAAGGCTGCTACGTTGAATTTGCCTTTGAGTGTTGCCTCTGAGGCAGAATCAGTAAACACGCCACTACCTGATACACTGATAGAGTTCACCCCACCCTGCGCTAAGATAGTTCTAGCATTTGTTGAGTCTTTATTTGTTACGTCAACCATCTCATCATTCATGGTTAAGGATGTTGAACGCATACCACCGATTGTTGTGAAAACCTCTGGGCTTGCCGCATTACCGATTTTCATTAACAGGGCTGAACCTTTTTGTGCCGCCATGTCTAGTCTCCTTTAATTGTCTGACACAACAGCACGAAATCTCATGACACCATGCCGTGTAATACCATCACCCTCTGTAAGTGTCGTTTGAAACTCATGTTTCAAGTTCACCCCAGAAGCACCCGAAACAGTATATGACACATCATTTAATGCGGCGTATACTCTTTTCATGATTTCTTTTATATCACGGTTTCCACGATATTGCGACCATATATGAATAGTCAGTGTATGTTCGTGAAAATCCTTGTCTTTGGCGGAAATATTAGTAGCTGTCTCATCACCAATTACAACATATGGATACGCTGTACCTTCTGGCACTTCATCAAATACGCCAGTGATTGCATTGCCAGCGTAATCAGTAATGTTAGCGGCTACCAACTTAGCGAATACTGATTTTTGTAATTCCCATGAGTGTAAAGCCATTATTTAGCCTTTATCATCTGTTTAGCCAACCTGTTAATCTTTGGCTTGTTTTCTTCTAAAGCTGGTTGCATAAAAGGTCTAGCCGCCATTTTTGATGTGCCAAACTCTAATGCTTGAGAATAATCAGCGCGGCTCTCAACATTAGCCCCCAACCCATTAGTGTCTATATCAAGAACAATATTATTTACAAGAAAACCTGTATCTGTGGCAGGGGGTTGCCCTGCGGATGATGCTGTGTGTGTTCTGCGCGGGTTATATAACTGATAAGTCACCCCAGACTTTGCACCTTGATTTATAGATTGAACGGCTGTATTTCGCACTAAATTACCAGCCCTGCCCACCAAAGCCTTCAAATCACCCTCATAATCCTTGATTACGGACGCTGTGCGGGACTTGCGTATGATTTTGGTAGTTACCCTAGCCATTACGTTGCAACGCCTTCCTCGGCTAAAATCTCAAGGTATTTGTCACGCTCGTCTTTATTCTCAATTCTGCGGATATTGAACGTGCGAGTATAGCTTGCCCCATCCGCTGTGTAAGAATACAAGATTCGGTGCGCTACTGTAAGATTACGCCTAAACCTTATTGTGATTTTGTGAGTTGTGCGACCTTCATTCTGGTCACCAAAGAACCTCTCGCCACCACCTTGAGCCTCTATTCTTCCAAACGTAGTTGCAAACGTAGAAAATGCACCAGCATTTCCGCCCCCGCCATCTGCGCTTGTACCTTTTGCTTGCAAGGCCAGAGAATGCTGCATCTTACCGATAGCCAAAACCCATACCCCCACCATAAGAGCTAACGCCGTACCTCATAATAACATAAGGCTGCAATAAAGAGGTAATCATCATTGGCGGGTTTAACGCCCTGCCCTCATCATCACCTCTGTGTTCATACAAAAATGAAATATATTCTAGCATAGCAACACGAATTGGCTCTGGGACAGTGCCTCTTGAATCGCCATAGCCAGTTACATATTCAACCTCTATTCCATTTGCATTGCGTAAATCTGTAGGCCATGACCCGCCATCACGCAGAACAATCCGCGCTGGCTCTCTTACCAAATCGCTGTAATAATTAGATGTAGCAAGAGTTGAGGCCGTGTTATCATCGGTATATGACTTGATGTGCGTAACTGACTGCACTGGTGACCGTGGTAATTCGATGTAATTTATTCTTGGCGTATCAGAGTAGCCTGTGTGAAAGCCCTCTTTGATTGGCACATCAACATAGCCTATTCCATCCAAAGACAGAGTAAACGTGGTGGTCAGTAATGTTCTGTTTGTGTAATCCTCGCACCAGAACCTAGCCGCCTGTATAAGATTGTTAACAAGCGTGGTGTCCACATTTGCATCTAACCGCAAATACGATATGGTTTCAGCGGCATCAAGCGGCTCATTCTGCGGGGCGGTTGTAATCGTTAAGCCACTCATGTCGTTCTCCTAATCCGCATCTGCAATGGTTAGTTCGCCAGCCGCTACTTGGCGCATGATTTCTGCGTAGTCTGTGTTGTCTGTTGAAATTGGAACTTGAGACACAACTCCATTAATCGCTACCTCAATGGCAAACTTTTCATCTTGTGTATTATTTAGATACTTTGGATTTTGATACATACCTTTATGTTCCCTTACAATTCCGCTTCAGCTTGGTAATGCCCTTGAAGGGTATCAGTTATACCAACAATTCCAGAACTCAGCACAAAGCCATAACCGCTTTGACCGATACCCGAAATCGCGGAGGCTGCTGTAATATCTGTGCCTTGCGAGGCATTTCTCCATTTATTTGCTGTGCCAGTAGAACCAGAATACCATATTACTGTTGGAGCAGCCCTCATAGTAACAGGCCAGAACACATTTCCAAACGCCCTGTTTGCATTACCAACACAAGCAGCACCTATTACACCCGCATTGGTAGTTACAGCACTGCCTTGTGACCAAGATTTTGCAAAATACCTCTGACACTTAGCTAACGTAGTTCCTACGTCCTCATGCTCAAACGGCGTGGCTTGTTCGCCTACTTCAAGCTGGACGCCTGTGATGTACCATTCGTTGCTTGTTGAAGAAAATAAATTTGTTTGCCCTACTGCCCTGTTAGCATTTGTAGAACTTGCCCAACTTGTGTTTAATGTGCCACTTGTTCTGTCAGTACCTGATGCAAGAAACCACTGTACAAATAATGAATTTGCATTGTCGTTACCAAAAGCACCTGTGGTATCAGCAGGAAAGCTAATTGTTTTTCTTTCCCATGTATTAGCACTATCTATTGTATAGGATTTACTAACTTGTCTTGTATTGTCATTATCAAAAAGTTCAACAATATATGTGCCAGTAACATTAGATTTTACATAAAAAGATAAAGCATACTGTTTTGCATCTGACGTACCTTTTGCAAAAAATTGTACGTTTTGGCCTTCTAACAACTGACTTAAAGCTGCTCCACTAGAAGCATTTAAACTAGATTCTGCTGTTGTAATATCTACTTTTAAACTATTTGCAAATCCATCAGGCGAATCTGTAGACTGTGTAATAGTAAATCTACCGCTATTCATGGTAAAACCATATCTAATTCTATCTAAAGAATACACACCTGCTGACCCACCTAAACCAGTAAAACTCGTTCCCCGCTGTGCCACCTGCATCGCACCGTTGATAATTATGTTCCTGTTTGATAAAGCCGACTGCGAACCAATCAGCGCGGCTAGTTGTGCTGCTTTACTCATGCTAAGTCTCCGTGAATAATATGATGCACAAACTCGTGGTCATTTGTATTTCCATTATAATCTCTACCGATTGACC